ATGCCTTTCATCGGGCCGTATCATAACAGAACACGCCAATTCTTGCCATCCCAGCCTGGCGTGAACAAGTACGATTCAGGCGGCGAGTCTGTTACGCCCGGAGGCATCGTAGGACAAGGTAGAAGAAGAATCACCTGCGTTTTTTGCGAAAGCCTTTCGGCTTGGGCGAGTTTCTGGACACGATGGATCAAATCCTTCGACGGTGACTGCGCCGGTTGGCAACGGGGGAAAAGTAGTGGGCGGTAGAGGACTCGAACAGTCTGCCCTGACGCCCACAAAAACGCAGATTTCACAAACCGACGGCGCAAAATCCGGCGCACCTAAAGACGAAAACGACTCAAATCTGGCTTGGCTCGTGAAAGCCTGGCCTGACATTCCTGAATCAATCCGAACCGAGATTATAACCAGCGCGCGAGCTGCGCTCACTACCGGAGGGAATTTACCATGAACATCAACAACAACCAAAGACCGCCCATGAACGACGAGCCGCCGACCGGCTCGGGGCCGGACAAGATAACACCGGAGACGCCGACCTGCCCGACGAAGAAAGTCAAGTGCAACTACTGGACGGACCAGGGCTGCGCGGTAGCCGTCTGTTGGATGGAGGCCGACGCCAAAGATGACGATGGAGTTGACTGAGCGAATCAAGGAAAACTTTTCGGAACGTCGATAAGCTGAACAGCTAAACCGTAGCTGTTTGAAAAACTGAACAACGTGGACAAGCTGGAAGATCGCCCCACTCGACCGTAACGGATCCGGTGGGGTTTTTCTTTGGAGTTGAAGAAATGAAGTCAGGACCAAAACGCAAGACAACGCGAGACCTGCCGGCGGGCTGGCGCGGCACGATGCTGAGCCTGGCACGGCAGGGACAATCCGAGCAGATCATCCGGGAGCAGCTCCGCCTGTCAATCAGCCTGTGGTACGGCTTGCTTCGGCGGGATCCAAAATTACGCGATGCAGTCAAAGCGTCACGTGAAGTGAGACTATCCCGACGTCTGGGCGTCGCGGTCTGAGGAAGAGAGATCGTATGTCTGAACTTGGCAAAAAGCTCAACTACCCCCAGACCTCGCAGATCAAGGACGAGGCCACGCGGGTCTATGCGCGCAAGCTCACGCGGGTTTTGGACGACCTCAAGGCCGAGTTGATGCGCAGCCTCAAGCAGTACATCGACCAGCAAGTGCAGAACGTCGTCAATCAACTTGGAACACTCGACCACGGGGCGCTTCAGGGCTTGCAAGACGCTGAGGACCACTTGTACGCCTTCCTGCATGATGGCTCAAGGGCCTTCACGGGCACAGGGCCGGGCTTCAAGGACGAAGACAACATGGCCTCGAATAGCGACGTGGCCGTTGCCAGCCAGCAAAGTATCGTCGAGTACGTCAAGAGCCAGATACCGGATTTGAGTTTCATCACCGACCTGCTCAGCGGCCCGCTGGGGTCCGTCATCTACATCTGGGAGGACGATGAGGGTGAGAGAATCTTCAAGCTGCTTATTCCCGGCTACTACGGCCAAGTCTTAGTGACCGCGGGCGAAGATGAGCGGCCGTTCTGGGATTGGGTCTGGGAATCGCCGGGCGCCGAGGGCTCGCCGTCGATTGTGTTCTACCTGGTGGTCGAGAGCAGCGTAATCGCTGGCAAGATCACGCCGGACCATCAGATCGCCGCGAGCGCTGCGATAGGCAGTGACTACGGCTCGAACCTGGGGCCGAACGAAGACTGGTTCGAGGATTTCGACCGAAGCATCAGCATTTCACAGAGCGCCGCGAAGATCACGATGGACCATAGCGAGGCGGTGGACCTGTCGGGGGACATGACCATAGAAATTGTGATGGACGTAACGGGGCCGAGCGCCACTCCAAGCATAAGCCCTTCCGTGTCACCTTCACTGTCTCCCAGTATCAGCCCTTCGATTTCTGTTTCGCCGAGCGTCAGTCCGAGTGCTTCACCTTCCCCTTAAAGCTAAAGGATAAACCTATGAAAGATGCAGTCATAGAAACCAAAAGGAGTACGACCAATGCCAGAAATTGAGATTAGACCCAAAGGGATTCGAGCGACACCATCAGCGACCATCATCCGGCCACAGAAGACAATCGACCTGGCCGGGGCCGTCGCCCTGGAGCTGCTCTTGCAAGTGAAAGACAAAGACGGCCGGATTACCGAGGAGCGCGTCGAGCAGGGGCACAGCTTCTTAGCCAACTTCATCAAACTGCTGTACTGCTCGATGATGGCGCACCCCGCGCCGATGTGCGACGGTGCGACGTTGCAGCTTGTCGATACCAGCGGGATCGCGCGAACGGGAAGTAGCTATTATGCCCTGGCCAGCAGCGGTGGGCTGTACACGGGATTTATGCAGGCGAACGCGGGCGTAGGTTCCACGAGCTGGGGCGTCCTCGTCGGGACGGACGATGGGACAATCCTGCCGAAAGATATCCTCAACTACGCCCTGGGCGCTAAGATTGCTCACGGCACAGGCGCGGGCCAGTTGAGCTACGGTGATTCATCCATCGTTCCGATCACGCATGACGGGGCCACGTACTCATATGCAGGAATTACCCGAAGCTTCTCGAATGGCTCGGGCAGCCCTATCAACGTGAAAGAGATCGGGCTTGCGACGACGTGTTACTGGGATACGTCAACCCTCCGCTATTTTTTGCTTGCAAGGGACATCTTAGGGGTTGCGGTAACAATTCCGACAGGCCAAGCCCTGACCGCTTCCATTAGACTGAAATGCTATTGTTGAGGAGTTACCATGCTTAGAGCATATTTGAAAATCACGAAAGAAACGGTGGATCATCGAATCGAGGTCGTCGCGGACCAACCGTCGCGGAGCTTCCTGCTGCAATTCCCGTCGCTCATGGCGCGGCAGTGGATGCAGACAACGGATACATGCAAAGATACTGCAGGCCAAGTGATAAGTACGTACAGTGCCGTGCGGCTGCCGTTCCACGTTTTAGGCTCTCCCGGATATGGACGGACCCTGCATGTAACAAGTAGCTACTTCCTTGACATGACGATGGACGCGGACGGCTTGGGTATGGTCATCGGCACGGACCCCGCCGCCGTGCAGCCGGACCAGTACGCTTTAATTTCGCAGATTCGGTCGGGCGAGACGGCCGGAAAGGTGATGTACTGCGGGACGCATCTTTACGGCCTGACGATTAACGCCACGACTGATGAGGCCAGTTTCAAGGTGGTGGGTATCTTTCACAACATAGGTGGCGGCAATGTGAGTATCAACGAGGTAGGAATTTACGCCAACGGGGCCAGCCCTGGTGATCCTCATCCCAACGAACAGAAATACGGAATTTCTCGCGATGTCGTTTCGACTATTGTTCTGGCGGATGCGGAGTTCTTGCGGGTCGAATATACCATCGGGATCGCGACGTGAGATCGAAACATGGCGAAGAAAGCACAGAAGGCGGCGAAGAAGCCAGCACAAAGCAAAGCTGGTCGCTCGTTCACGGTCAAGCAGCAGCGGCTTATCGACTGCTACGCTGGCGACATCCAGGAAGCGGCCAAGAAAGCCAAAATCTGCTATGGCTATGCGCGGCAACTGCTGACAAAATCTAACATTCTGGCCGCGATCAAAAACCGGCAGGAAACAGAGGTCCGACCCAAAGACATCGCCGACCGGCAGGAGCGGCAGGCGTTCTGGACGAAGATCATGCGCGACCGCAAAGAGGAAACCAAAGACCAGCTCAAAGCCTCTGAATTGCTGGGTAAAAGCGAGGCCGACTTTACCGAGAACCTGTCTCACCGCTTCCCGGAAGGCTGCGGCGTGCTCGTTGTGGGCGGAGATACCGACCCGGAAAAGTGGAAACGACAATCGCAGGCGCATCATGGAAACGGCAGCGGCAACGCAGGACATACAGGTTGAACCGAACGTCATCTGGCAACCTCACCCTGGAAGTCAGACGCTCTTTCTGAGCTGTCCGATTTACGAAGCTCTCTTTGAAGGCACGAGGGGACCGGGCAAGACGGATGCCCTGCTGATGGACTTCGCTCAATTCGTGGACCGGGGCTTCGGGCCGGAATGGAAGGGGCTGCTATTCCGCCGCGAGTACAAGGAATTTGACGATCTCGTTGAGAAGTCAAAAAAGTGGTTCCCGCACATCTTCCCCGGCGCGAAATTCATCGAGAGTAAGGGCGACTACAAGTGGATTTTCCCCGGCGGCGAAAAGCTCTACTTTCGCGTAGCCAAGAAAATCGACGACTACGACAGCTATCACGGGCACGGCTACCCCTGGATCGGCTGGGAGGAATTGACGAGCTGGCCGACCGAGGACTTGTATATCACCATGCTCTCGATCTGCCGTTCGGCGTATCCGGGTATGCCGCGTCGCTACCGGGCAACCTGCAATCCCTGGGGGGTCGGCCACCACTGGGTAAAGGCGAGATTTATCGACCCCATGCCGCGCGGGGTCGTTATGACGGACGAGGTAGGCCGGGAGCGAGTGTCGATTCATGGCTCGATTTGGGAGAACACCCACCTGCTTGAGAACGACCCGGAGTACCTCAAGAACCTGCAAGCGCAGAGCGGCGCCAAGCGGCTGGCATGGCTGTTCGGCTCATGGGACATCGTAGCCGGTGGCATGTTCGGCGACGTTTGGGATCCAAGAACCCACATTGTTGAGCCGTTCCAAATCCCGCGAAGTTGGCGCGTGGACCGTTCGTTCGACTGGGGTAGTGCCCGGCCTTACTCTGTAGGCTGGTGGGCGGAATCGGACGGCTGCGATATTGTCCTGCCCGACGGTACGACGCGGAGCACGCGGCGGGGCGATCTGTTCCGTATTGCTGAACTTTACGGCTGGACGGGCAAAGCCAACGAGGGGACGCGGGAACTGGCTGTCGAAGTGGCTCGCAAGGTCAGAGCTTTCGATACGAGCAACGGCCACAAGGTCCATCCCGGCCCCGCCGATACGACGATCTTCGATACCGAGAACGGGGTCTGCATTGCCGACGATATGGCGCGCCTCGGCGTTGCATGGCTTCGGGCGGACAAAAGGCCGGGCAGCCGCGTCAACGGCTGGGAGCTGATGCGCGAGCGGCTCAAGAACGCTATCACCAAAGAGGGGCCGGCCCTCTACGTGTTCGACACGTGCAGGCAATTCATCCGCACGGTTCCGGTCTTGCCGAGAGACCAGACCAACGCGGACGACATCGACACCGAGGCCGAGGACCACGTTGCGGACGAAGCACGTTACCGGATACTGGCAAAGGGAAAATTCTTTTCGGAAGGACATTTGGCATGATCGAGGACATCAAAACAACGCCGCTGAACCATCCGCACACCGACGTAGAGCTTCGCAACCAAGCCAAAATCATCTATGGCGGCGTCAGTTGGCCCGCCAAGCGTCCGGGCTTCGCGGTCATCGTAGCTATGCTCTACGAGAAGCACTTCGACAGTCACGACATCTACCTGCTCGAAGAATTCGAGAGCTTCAATACACGGGAGTTGGTCAGGCAATGCGGCGCCATGGACGCTCGCTACAAGCCGAGCCTGTGGATCGGAGATAACCGCAACGAGGCCGCCGGCAGCTTCCTCAACGAAATGGCTGATGAATTGCAGGCCCCGGCAACGCCGGCAATAGCCCGCAGATCGTTCTACGTCTGCCCGACGATGATGTTGGAAATGAACCAGCTCTATGCGTACATTCTGCCCCACCTGAGAAACCAGTTGGAGCCGGGGCGCAAGCTGCTGTTCCTCAAGAGCAGCAAACTGGTCGATTATCTCGCGGACATCGAGGAAAAAGAGATCGCCGATTTGCAGTTCGGGGATTTCCCGGCGATAGAGGCCCTGGCGTTCGCGGTGATCGAGCTTCGGAACCACTACCCGCCCGAGAAACCCATCTACCTTGACGGCAGAGGCGGGGACGCG